AGCTTAAGTGCTAACAACGTCGCACTTGTGGAGTACCGACATTCCATGTATGTGTGCCGTTGGGCGGCTCCTGTGAGGGATGAGTTTGGCGTGTGTCTGTGAAACGGCACGTCGGGAGATGTGAGGGTCTTCGGAAGGCTTGATGGCGGGTGTAGTAACCCGTCCCGCCGATCATGGTTCGCCTAGGGGAACCTTCCGTGACATGGTGATTACTCTTCTCCGCCCACTCAATAACTCACAAAAGACCGTCCCCTGGGCAGGGACTGAAGTCTATAAAAGCAAATTGAAATGCACCATAAAATACAAATAGAATGACGTTCACCCACAAGCCAACCCCGTTGTACCTGTTCCCCTCTGGGGAGGTGACTCTTCTTTTGTATCCTGATTTACGTCAGGTTTTCTTTTCTTCTCGCAGAAACAGGCAGCGTCTACGTCGACTTGGGTGTGTCGGCGTCGTGGACGTAAACGGTGAGCCCCGGGAGCAACCCGATCGTGAAGAGAAAATCCTGCAACCCACCGCGGAGAAGGGGGGTGAATCAAAAATCACTGATTCATGTCAATTTGTGTCGCGCCTTAGGGGGAAGGCGCGGACCTGTTTACGCTTCCTGTCAAAGGAACTCAGGTTGAAGAGGGCTCGTGCTCTCCCTTCCCGGATTGAATGCGGTCATCTTCGTTCCGCTATCCGGTCCTGCTTCGATGAACTTAGCGAAGTTGAGGAACTTTCGGTCAAAACGACCCAAAAGCTTGAAAATAGTTTTTGCCAGTGGTGTGAAAATACCACTGGTCAGGCGAAAGTAAACAAATGGAAAGAAGAAAGGTTCCAGGACATCGGGGTGGATGAAGACCACCTGTCCAAATTCGCAGCCCAGTTTGGCAGGAATGTCGACTGCGGTTGGAACAGAGGAAAGTACCCGTACATCCCGAACGGGCACGCCTGCATGGGAACGACGAGGCGAGAGGGGGGGACGTGGATCCCGGGAGAGTTTAGTGAGGATTGTGAGATCCAATCTATTGTCTCCGCGGGGAAACCCAGAATTGTTACGCTTTTTTCGGAAAGGAACAATCAGATTCTCCACCCCCTTCATCGTTCTCTTTATTGCAGCCTCAAAAAGAAGGGATGGCTTCTTGTGGGTAGCCCGACCCATGAGTTAGTCTCCTCGTTGAATGGCGGCGCATATATCAGTGTGGATTATTCATCCGCCACTGACATGATTAAATCCGTATATGTGCGAGCCGCCATCGAGGTGTTAATCGACAAAGGAGAAGGGTTAAATGAGGACGAGGTGGCAGCACTTCGTGTACTCGGTTACTTGCGTATTGACGGAAAGCAGGTGACCAGGGGTCAGCCAATGGGAAGCTTGATGAGCTTCCCGTTACTTTGTCTTATAAATAAGACGGTTGTCGACCTAGCCCACAACGATCTCCTGATCGAAGGGAAAATAGGTGCCGAGGAGTGGCGCCTTCATCGTTGTCTCATCAACGGCGATGACTTGTTAATCCGGGATTTGTCAGTCCCGGGGCTGTTGTCTGGAATGGTGTCCCACGGTTCGAAAGTGGGACTCATTATCAACAAAGAAAAGACAATGGTTGATGCCGAGAAGGGAGAAATAAACTCCACCCTGTTCGTAAACGGCATTGAACAAAAGAAAATAAATTGTGGAGCCCTGTTTATGGGGCGTGATGTCGAGGACGTGATCGGTTTTGCCGACCGATCATCATTGTCTATCGACGGATTCATGTATCTTGTGAGGAGGCACAAGAACCTGTTGGCGAGAGCTAGCAATAAGATACAAAGCCCCCTTTCGCATCGCAGGTTTAACGCACTTGTGAGGTGTAAGGAGATCCGTCGAGCATTATGCTCTGTACCAACCAGTGGTACCAGATCCACCAATCCCTTCGACGTTGTAACCAAGCCTGTAGGTTACAATTTATCTCGCGAAGAAGAGATTGCTCTCATAGACGATAGGGTCAACAGGCTCCGTGATGACGGGTACATTCCTATCAAATGTACTCGGCCGACTATCACGGAGGAGTGCCGCATCTCGTTGCGTGCTGCGCTCAAGAGAAAAAAACCATCCGATGAGGTTACCCTCAAAGTCCTCGTTCGCGGATGGGAGTTGAAGACAAAAGAACAAATGAAAATTGAGGATTCCCCAGTGTACAATGTGCCGTACGAGCATGTATGCGATGAATGTGCTAGCAG